AGCCATATTTATTGATCCTTTTTAAGCTTTTTCAATAACTAGTTTGATTTTAAGTAGCAATTAATGCTAACTCAAAAAAATTAAAAAATTTAGTCGAAAATTTCCTGAATAGTAAACAAAATGGTATCACCGTTATTAAAATTAGGGAAACTAACCGAAATATGTTGAAACAAAATTCCTTCAACTTGGGTAATAGTTGTACCAGCCGCAATTAACTCTAAGGGAGTAGAACCGTTGGCCCCTCTTTGAACGTACAGAGTATTCGTGTTATTGCCAGAAATAACCGTCATTACTTCGGTATTGACTTGAACATTATATGGATAACCTGAAGGCCATAAACTGTAATTAGACGGTACTATTGAACTTTGTACCCTAGAAGAAACTTGCTGACTGAGCGTATCTTGAATGGGTGAATTAGGTGAACTATTAAGACCTAAATTCGTAATGGTTCTAAACCCAGATACCGTTAAAGTACCTTGCCATTGGTAGGTATCTCCACTGGTCGTAGTGGTAACTTGAGTAATAGTTCCACTAATTCTTGTACCAACTTCGGTAAACAAAGCCTGATCAGTGGCACTAACTGTATTTAGACCACCATCATTACCAACACACAAAAATTGTGGTCCACTATGTAGTGGTTGGTTAACTAACCCTGATACAACTAAAAAACGGAGACTACTAGTAGCAGTTCCTTGTACTACCACCAGTGGTCTCCGTTTTTATTTAAAAGAATTTAAATCTTTTAAATTTATTAGTTTTGTAGTTTTGTACGGTTAGCCAGTACTTGATCAGTCTGATTAAGGTTAGCCTGATAGTTGGCAAAGTATTCAGTCCATTGCTGAGTTTCGTTACCACCCGAAGGACCTTCACCAGTTGTAATCTGCTTTACCTGTACTTCAATTGTCTTAGTGGTGTCTTGAGTAGTGTTACCAAAACCACCAACAGGATAAGCGTGTACAACAAATTGGTCAGTCCAGTTTGGTGTGGCGTATGGGCTGTTCATGTAAGTGGGGAATGAGTTAATTTCACCACTGGTTAACAGAGTAATGTTAGTTAGAGTTGCTGTCGCAGTAACACCAGAAGCAACTGCTACACCTAGTGCACCACCAGCGGGAACTTCAATTACAACCTTACGACCAAACAGCTGGTCAATACCAACTCCAGGTAGTGGACTGGTGTAATAAACACCACTACCTAAAGCTGTAGCTACACCAGATAGGGCTGCAGCAACAGTAGAAGCACCAGTTAAAGAGGATGATACCCCACCAGAACCACTAATAGTAAACGCAGTAGCAGTATCACTGACAGTTAGTGTCCATAGACCGTTAGTAGTGGCCGCAGCGTTAATAACATCAATTGGGTTACCTGTGTACGCGTTAAGACCAGTACGCTGGTTTTGTACAATTGTTTGCTTAGTTTGCTGCTCTAGTGCAACGTTAGGAACTGGGAAGGTTGCCATATTATTTATTTTTCCTTTTTAGTAATTATAGTTCTTGTCTAATCAACAAAAATTAAGCGCCAAAGCCTTCACGCCTACCGTTGTACTGGTCAGTTTGGAAAGCGTAACCTGCGTTATTCTGTGAGGCATAGCCAACACCCGATAACGTATAAACTGGAACATTACCATTAGCGGTACCACTAATAGTAAAATTGGGCGTACCATAAACAAATGGGTTATAAAAGTTTGTGGTTGTATTTTGGGAAAGGTTCCCACTAGGAACGTTGGCCATAATTAATCCTTTGGATAAATAGTTATCTCATTAACTAGACTGATATCTAATTAAAAATAAAGTTAAATTTGATTAGATTTATCAAGGATTAATTATGCTCAACGAAAATACATTCTCCAGGGCAGGCTTCAGCAGCTTCTTCTACAGCATCCAGTAGATTTTCGGGAACATCAACTGTCTCACCACTGGCTTTTACATTACCATCTTTATCTTTAACGTAAAATAATCCATTAGGCTGTGCAGTAAACACCGAAGGGCAGATCTCTTCACAAATTCCATCGCCCGTACATAATGCCTCCTCGATCCAGACTTTAGTCATTATTTACATTGTGCCTATGTGCCTGATAGTGATCAGGATAGTTTTGTTTAGCAGCTTCAGTAGGAAGGAACCAATCATCTAATTTATTGCATTTAGCAGTGTGATTTGAGGGATCACAGCTTTTGTGGTCCTCATTACAATGTTGGTGTGCGTGGAAAATTGATCCTGACCAATCCTGCAAATTTTTAGTTAAACCATGAGCTCTTTTAAGATGCTCATTCAGCTCGTCTGTATTCATTACAGACTATCTGTATCGATCTCAAAGCCCTTTTGCTTGTCGAGCGCAACCTTCAAAGCAGGGTTCTTGGCATTAGCCCAAATTTCGTCAGCCTTCATTGGACGACCAACTTGTTCAGCGTCATCTGGTACGCCTTCTTTAAAGTTAGTAGTCATAGAACGAGCAGCACCAAAATCAAGAGCCTTTAACATTTCTTGAACTGATTCATCAGCGTGATCAGGGGCATCAACCAATTCATCGGCTCGTGCTAGTGCTTCATCTTCGGTTAGAAACTTAATAAGACCACGAATAGAAGCCCTTTGTACGAATGGGTTATTCTTAATCTCGTCAGGAATATTAATTACTGAACCGTAAAAACCATGTGGCTCTAAACGAAACTTAAGAGCGTTATCACCAGTACCGTTTGCCCAGTTAGAAACATTATCGGAAAGATTTTCAATCCAATTGGTAACTTGAGATTCTTTTAATCGTCTGATTCCAGCAGAGATCGGAGCGTTTTTATAAGATAAGTCTTCACGAGATGCCTTGTGGGGTACAAACTCACCATCAAAATCTTTTACGGGGATGGGCTTTGATTTACCATCTTCATTGCGACTAACTGTAGCCATTTTTATTTCTCATTTCTTTCTATTATCACTAACAGTTTGTTAATGATCGTCAAGGAAAGAACCTTTGAACCTATCCTTTAAAAGGGTCCAGGGTCCTAACAATATCTAGATCGATTTTGAGACTATCTTATTAAAGTTGACTTTGTGGGTCAAATTTCTCGTTTGCATCGAGGACAAATTGTTGCAGGTTGACATTTAGGGCATTCTTTTATTACTGCTGTTTTACAATACCAATATTGATGAGTATCACAAAAAGTATTCCAAACCCTGTCAGTCGGAGGTGCGATAAAATTATTTTGCATTTATAAGCCTTTGTCTCTATAAAGTTGCTCTCGTTTTTGGCGCATTTTTTCTTGTACTGTCAATGGTTTTTCATTTTCTTGTTGTTTAGCAAGAGATCTTTCGTTGAATGCCTCTTGGTCTGCTTGTAACCTGATATCCCAATCTGAAGGGGTATTTTCGGTTGTTGTTGTTGTTGGATTAATTGGAGCAGGATATCTTTTTTCAATATTAGCAGCATCTCTTTGAGAATTTTTGAGCCAATGAGCATCAGCAGGAGTTGCGGAAAATCTTAAAACGCCCTTACCTTCAGGAGCATGTGGCCAATTCATTTGATGATGATTTGATCCACTTCTACCTAAATATTCCCAACCACGTTCTCTTAGAGTTTTAATATGCTGTTTTACTTCTTTGGGATTAACAGCTTCTTTATAAATTAAAAATGGATGTTTATTCATATTATCAGTAGTCATTCTATTAACTATTGTAATTACTGATTAATAATACCAGTTTCTTCAAATCTTTTAAGATCTTCTTCGCTAATTTTAAACAATAATAGAAAAATCCCCCTCATTAGGTATTTCGGACCTAATGAAGGGGATTAATCTATTATTGGATGGTTTACAAACGAAGGTTACTAACTCTTAACAATTTGTGCCAAACCCCTGGGGTTAAGCACTGCTTGTGAAATGTATTCGTCCATAACCCAACCCTTAAGGAACTTCTCTGGGGTGTGATTTTCCTCAACATCAAGTGAGTACATAACTGGCATTACACCAAGGAACTCAGGAGATGGAGTTAGGTAGACGGTACCCTGAGGAACAACGATTGAACGCTGAACCTGGAAACCACCGAATTGAACGATACGCTCACCAGCAACAACACGGTCCTTGAAAGCCCAACCAGTCTGGTTAATGTCCCACTTGTAAAGGTCTCGGTAGTCAATTGGGTTAAATAGCAAGCGACTTGCCTCCAACTGGTGAACCTCAACAAGAGCCACAACGTCGAACAATGAGTCTGGAGTAACGTATCCAGAAAGTTCATTAACGATGTGGTTGGGACTAACTGTGTGGTTAGGGTCAATAGCGTAGTTATTGATTGCAGCCTGAAGAACCGTAATAGTACGGGCGTCTTCCTGAATCATAATAGCCTGCTTGGACATGTCCTGAGCGTACTCAACAATGTTGACACGCAGAGTCCACAAATCCTCTTTCTTGATCTCAGGGAAGGTAGCAATACGGTATAGACGAAGGGGAACTTTCTTACCTTCGAATCGTGTTACTTTAACCTCACCCTCAGAACCACTGAGGATATAAGCCTGACCATATTCGTCAAGAATATCGTACATAACTGGGACACCAGGAGTAAGTGGGTCTTCCAGAAGAACGTTACGGGTTAGACCCTGATAACGCAATTTCAACTGGATAGGACCAATCATACCCTGACCCAAACGGATCATGTAGTTGTCCTTGTCGGCAAAAATCTGTGATAGGCGAGCTTCCTTAGCTTCCTTAGAAGCGGTCTTACGACCAGTGGTTTCCTCTAGACGCGATTGAGCATCTAGAATCTTCTCGACATAAGTATCAGAACCTACCGCAGTACGGGCACCTGATTTAGTGAATGGCATTTCTTTTTCCTTTATTCTCTAGTAGTTATCTCTATAAAAATTCTTATAGAGTGCCGCGAGGTACTAAGCCAATGATGATCTGGGTTGGACCAAGAACGTCAATTAGTTGAGCAACTGGAGTGGCGTAAGCATTAGGAGCAGCGGACGTAAGAACGGCCTTCTGAGCACCAGTACCGGCGTATAGATAAGTGGGGGTACCACTAGTCGAAACAACGTAACTCTGTGTATCGTCGAACGCAGGTGCCGTGATCTGGAAGAGAGCGTTTTCGCCACCAGTCCATACGGTAAATGTGTTCACACCTGTTTGTGTTACATCGTCAATGCTGGGGTTTCGGTCAAGAGCAGCTAAACCATATGGCTTAGGACTGGTAATACCGGAAACGGCAGTGTTTCCATCAAATAGCGCAACTGTGTCTCCACCGGTACGATACACGACCATGCCAGAGTAAATGTTGCCCGTTTCTGATGGGTCTAGGAATGTGGCCTGTGGGGTGGCCTCATACTTACTCTGGAGTGGGACGCATGTACGGTGGACACCGACGTTGGCTAAGCTTGTGAGCTGTAGCATCTATTGTATCTCCTTACTTGATACCGATAAGATAATCATCAGCAGTTAAATCTTCTCTGCTGAATTTGGCGGTAGTCAACCGACCCATCTCTGGTAAACGACCACCATTTGTGGAAGCTACCCGTTGGACCCGAGGTTGACTCGCCTCGGATTTCTCAAACATGTCAATTGATTCACTAAATCCCTTTAGTTCGGCATCTGACATTTGTTCGAATTTAGCAATATGCACAAACTTCTCTTCTGGATTAACCATACCGAGAGTTGCTAGTTTGTCATAAAGATTTAGAGCAGTAAAAATTTTGGCTCGTGAAGCCTGTACCGCAGAATATGGTACGAGTGCGGGGTTAGTCTGGTCGTAAGGCCATGGTGAGCGGTCTTCATCTACCTGAGGGGTAATACCAGTTTCAGAACCATCATTGTAATAACCTACGTAACCAGCGTCCTCACCATTAACTTCTTCAGGAACTAATACATCAGTTACGTGATCAGGAGTAACTGCCTTTTCGTAAGTAAAGTTCTTACCTGAGTCATCTAGGTCACGAACATCGGTAACCTCAAGAGTTTCCTGGTTACCATTTGTAGCAACTCGATTTACGAATGTATCTACAGCGCTCATATTTGATGCTTCTTTCGTTGAATCGTCTTCATCATCGTCATCGTCCGAATCGTCATCAGAAGCAGCAAACTTGTAAGTGTCTTCTACAAGAGTCTTTAGTTCGGCAAGATCCTTAGAGGCCTGACGGTAATCATTAGTGGCAACAAGGTTGTCTTCAATGTCGTTAAGAATTGAAGGAATACTAGCAACAACCCAATGTAGGTTTACATCAGTAGATGCACTCTTTACGTGGTCGCTAGCTTCGTTAGCAGCAGTTTGTGCACTGGCGAAACTAAAGTCATCACCATTGGCAATAGCTACTTGAACGTTATGAATGTTTTCAGCAACTCGATATAGTTTTTCGTCAGTTTCGTTTTCAAAACTTCCCTGATAGTTGGCGTACATCTGTCGACCTTCTGGGTAAACAGCACTCATACCAGGTCCACCAATGATTTCACCATCTTCTGCCGCATCTAGATCTTGTACGTTAACAAAACGACTAGCCGGTTGGTCAGCAACCCAACCCTCTACTTCATCAACAGGGGGAGGAGATTGCTCTTGTGCTCCAAATGAATCTAGATTAATTGTATCTACTTGATCATATGGAAGTTGACGAGGAGTAACTGGGGCTGGAGCACCACTATTCTGCCAACCATTACCGGCTTGGAATCTAGACATTAATTAGTTCTCCTCGTCTTCGCCTTGTAAATTTTTAAGATATTCAATTTTTGCTGCGTCTTCTAACATCTGTTGGCCTCTAGTAACTTTTTCACTAGCTGCTACTGATGAGTCGTCCAAAGTTGTTCCAGGGACGCCATTCATCTCCTCATTTGAGTTTTCTGATTTTTTACTAGTTTTTTTCTTCTTTTTATCATTTTTTAGTTTATTTTTCATCACTGTGATACGTTTTTCCGCAGGACTAATAAACACTCTTTTTTGTTCGATGTTAGGGCTAATACCAGTGTACGATGGTGCTTTGAAATCTAATTGAGCAGGTGGACGTTCATAAGTACATTCTGGTTCTCTGCAAAATAAATGAGTCTCGTCCATTAAATGACCATTCGGGCAAAGATCTAGTTTGTCACCTTGAGTTTTCTTCATGTAATCAAAATACGTTGTAACACTAGAATTAGCACTAGCTGCTTTTGGATAACCAGGTGAAAAACCTTCGTCGTCTTGTTTTTTAGGTTTGGGGACTTTTACCGGTGTATTTTGTGCTACTTCAAATTCTTTAATAGCCTCTTGTACTTCTGGGCTAATAAAACCACAGTCCTCGCATATACCAGATCGGTAATTATCTCCGTTACATTGTGGGCAAAGTCCCAGTACAGTAAGGTTTACTCGCATTAATTCTTTGGCTTCTTTTTTTCGAAGGCTTAAAGAAAAATCAATTACTTCGTTTGTTGCGTTTAACATTTAAATATATGAGGGTGATTTATAGAATTTCTTTACAATTAACGAAGATTCGTCCGCTGGATCAAAAACTGAAGATAATTCAAAGAAATTAGGCTTAATACAATTTTCCCATACTCTAGATTCAATCTTACGACCATTCTTATAAACAGTAGTCATTTGACCTTTTAGTTTAGGTATATGAGCACAATATTCTGCGGGCTTTGAAGCATACTTACCACAAGCAGAGCAGATTGTTCCTTCTACGTCTGCTCCCATTGATACACCATTTAGTTCGCCATCCATTACCGCATTAGCTAATTTAGGGAATGTTTGAGCGTCTAACTCTTCTAGGCAATAAACAGAGCCGTCAATAATACCACTATTTAATTTAGTTTCTTTATATATTGAAGCAAGAATTACACCACGAGCACGCTTAGGATCAGAGTTGTTATGTTCTACAAAACAAGGTCGTCCATTAAATGTTTTGTAAGATTGCTTAACTTGATCTACCGGCCAACCATCATAATTAGCGTTTACTCGTGTACTAATCGCTCGACTAATTCTATAAAGATAACCATTGGCTGCATTAGTTTCAGGGTTAAATTTAAAATCGGACCAATCAACATTGTGCTCAGGAATTTTTTCGATATTAGCAAAATTAGTGTTAGTAGTGCTTGGTATTGTTAAAAATGGTGCACCATATTTTCTAATCATGATGTTCCTCATTGTTTTCATTTATTCTTTTTAATTCTTCGTCTGTTAGCCAATCGCCGGTTCGCTTGGCTTGACGCATAAGTACATCACCGGGATTATTGGTATTGCCACCGTTAGAAGTCATTTTCTTATCAAGTTCAATAACTAAATTCGTTAGGTTATTTAATCCACTTACTACTGTATCAAGTGTTTTACCTTGTTTTCTTTGTACTTCACCTTGTTGTTTTAAAAGTTGAGTATGTTCTTTAATAGCATTTTCAGCATTGGCAACACGTTCTGGTCCAGGGATAACTTCCGCAATTAATCCTTTAATACCAGGATCACCATTCATAAACAACTTAATCATTTTCTTTTGCAGCCTACGCTTTTTAGCTTTTTCTGTCCAAGGTCGTTTGATATAACCAATTAACGTTGCTAATCCTATGATTAGCCCGACTAGGACATAAAGGCTGTATAGAGATGAACTTAAAGTAAGAAACATTATTATTATTCGGTTTCATAAATTGAATCCGCAAGATTTAACTTATGGGAGTTCCGAGCAAGTTGATGTTCTCCTTCTTGAATAATTGCAAGTTTTTTTAATGGAGAAGTTATTCCAAGAAAAGAGCCCTCGTAGAGTGCATATTTTGGTAATTTAACTTCGTCTTCACCTAGTAAGAATGACATGTTTATCAACCTTTCAGTAACTAGGTTGACTTTACAATTTTGTTAATTTATTAGTTATTTTTATTTTATTCTTGCTTGGGCTTTTTACGATTTGGGAATTCTTGTGATCCAAATGTAACTTTTGGACCCATATCTTCGGGGTTCACTCCAGTTACGGCTGGCATGTCAAATCCCATCATATCGCTTTTATGCTTATCAAAATCAGTATTGGTTGGAATAATTTGTTCATTCAATTTATCATCAAAATCATTATCTTCAGGGCCAACTACATTTGATTTTAAGATTTTGGCAATATGATCTTTCATATACATTTCATCATATTTTTCATAATTATCGTCTGTTACTATCTTTTGCCCATTGGCTAATTTCATTTGAGTTCTAAATTGTGATTCCCATGGTACAGAGAACTTCAAACGCTCACTATAAGTTATTTCCTTGTTGCCATTAAATTCTTCCGTAACCGAAGCTTGCTTAGGGTTAGTTTTGCGATACCTACCCCACGCACCACCTTCTTCACCAACATTGGATACTATATCGCCTTCATTAACAATGATAGTTTCGGCAGTTTTCTTAGATGTAACTAACATTTGTCCTTCTTCCAGATCTTCAACGCTAGCAGTCTTCTTTTGTGGTCCGTTCGGTTTACCCGACTTAGACTTCTTCGGTTGCGTCTTCTTTTGTTCATGTGACTCCGGTGGGTGTTTTTTCTGTTCGCCTAAAGAATCTTTAGTTTCTTGATTAGCAATAGATGGATACATATCTGGTATTCCACCTGCGTCTACGTGGACAGGTGCTCCACTAATGTTTGGAGTAGGAGTAAATGAACTTAGATCCTGTATAGCACCAGGTCGTAATTGTTCAGCTAGTTGTGGATCTTGTAATTGCATAATGTATGCTTCATATTCAGCTTGATACTCCATTGGAATAGGCAATTGTAATTGGAAGCACCGATCAAATATATCTTTTTTAACTTGCTGTTCTGCAATAACCAGATCGACTTTTTCTTTCTTACGCGTCTCTAGTTCATCTTCAAAGTCAACACCAGCATTTCTAGTAAAGGTCTGAAAGCTAACTGGTAGACCCATACCAGCTAATTGTTGTAGGAATTGACGTTCAACGTTTTCATCCTGTAATGACATACTTTGGAAATTAACATCAGGGATAGCTAATTTAGGACGCTCTTCAACAAATTGAGCACCAGTCTCTTCATCAACAACTAATACAGTTTCCATAACTGGAACAGGGTGCCCACCAACGTTTCGATACTCATAAAACCCTTGTCGTTCAGCTACTGCACGCATACGACCTTGGATAAAGTATTTAATTTGATATTGGTGAGTAGTTAACATTTGCGTGATTAACTCACGGTTAAGAGCACCACTAGCATACGTTGCACCAGATTTTCCACCCTGCAATAGTTCAGAACCAATACCAAAGACCATCATGTAGTTAGCCTGAATACGATAAAAGTCTTGATCTAGTCGCGGCATAGATTCTCTACCAAAAGCATTTTGGATCTGCAAACCATGGTGATAGACCATTAATCTAAAGTCTGCATTAATAGCTTGTGCTAAGTCATCACGAAGCATACCAAGTTCTTCGGCATCAGGAATCCATGGACCATCTTGGTCAGCATCTGGTAAACCAAGTGTTGCCAAAATAAGTGGAGAATAAAGTCTATCCGAAATTGCTTCCATACTAGCTTGAAGACTTTCTTCCATCATTAATTGACGGAAAGCCCTCATCAAAATCGGAGTACCGTGTTCAGCCCACGGGTTGGTTTTGAAGGGTATACCTTTCATAATTACATCTGAAACAGGTATTTCAACATCTTTTCTAGCGTACTCAACTACATCAGGATACATAGCCATAAGCATGGCGTATTCCTTTTCTGGTTGACGAGTTTCGACTAACTTTTTAACTTCTTCAGGAACCTTAATATGATACTGATAAGTTCTAAGAGCGCGGTTTTTTGCAACCACCACATCATTAGGATTAATTAGTTCATCAGCTTCCCAAGCACCAATACCATCGTTCCAAGAGCCAAGTGCGAATACATCACCAATTAACCAATGTTCACGACTTAAATCATATAAGAAGTCTTGATATTTTAGGCCATCCCAAAATAACTCTGAGAAGAATTCATTAACTCTTTTATCTGGATGTGTAAATTCCATTCCCAGAAGTGGGAATCTGGAATAAATATCTATCATTGACGGAACAAGATAGTGAGTGGTGTATATTAACCTAGCCCAATCTCTAATTTTCCTCGTCTGCTCATCGGGGTCCTCCATATTGAACCACCACGTTCTCTCCCTAAACCACTCAAAGGGATCATGGAGTTTTGGCATTGCCCATTCTGAATTGGTGCCCATTGCTGCACCAGTTCTTCTTCTATTAACCTGGGGGCCAATATTATCTTCGCCTGGTGTGTATAACTTTTTATAGTCAGAGCCAAACTTATTTAAGTTCTCTCGACCAAGAGACATCTTATTATAGTTTATTACATCTTGCTGTAAGTTACCATACCTACCGGTATCAATGGTACTTTGAGCTCGCAAACGATTAAAGAGAGGATTTTTCCTCATCTGATTTAATTCAGAGGAGGCTGACCAGTCTCTTTCGTTTGGCATTAACTATATTATAACTTATTTTTGCAAAAATTGCAAATTGCTAATAGATTATTACATTCCGCAGGAGCATGAATCAATGCCTTGAGCTCGTTCATGCCCACATGGGTAAAAATCAGTTTCTCCAGAAAGAATGATCGTTCGACCACCACGGATGGCACTACCACTAAGTGTGTAATTTGTTCCGTAAGCTGTTCGTGTTGCTACAATGCGTCTACGCTGTTGACGTTCCATAATTAAAAAATCCTCCAGGAGGTTAGTATTTTTAACAAATAATTAGCCATATTATTAATACCCAATCCAAGTATGATTACTTGGCTCATTAGGGATAATTGATGGTCCAGGATTACTAACGAGTACTCCACTAATAATTGTGTAAATTTTTGGAGCACTAATAGTCAACGATCCTAATGAACTATTAGCGTCAAGAGCGTTTGAACCGATCCCTGCTGCGGAAATATCTAGGAAGCAACCGGTAATTGACCAATTAATGATTCCGGTACCACCACTGGCTACTAATCGATAGGCGTTATAAACAAAACCAGATGCTTGTGGTTGAGCCATGAAATAACTTGTTTGAGCAGCTGATACTGTAGTTTGGATTACAGCCACCCAGCCACTAGTGGAATAACGGCTAACATTACCCTGTAAAGTCACCACAGAAGAACCAGTCCAACCAGATAGTGCTTGAAGAGTTACTGCAGTATATGTAGCATCCTGAATTGATGTTTGCGAATCAAACGAACAAATTATACCAATATCAATATTATTATTGACGCCACTAACTGGACATAATCCAGGATTTAGTGAACCAGGTATGGAACCACTTGGAGTGTTATATGGACTCCAAGTAGGATAAGCAGGATAACCAATATTAGTACCACTAGGGTTAGGACCACCTAATATTGCCCCACTGGGTACAGTGCCATTCCAATATAAATTAACAAATTGTCCAAGAGGCCAAGTTTTTTTAACTTGTTTTGGTCCTACTCCTTCAGCCCAAATAGCCATATCGTTAATTTCCTTCTAGAAGTCTGATAATTTCCATCTCTGTTTTTAATTCAGGATGCTCTTTCAAAAACTCCTGCGACTTTATGGCTAATTGCTCATCAAAATCATCAGGTTCTTCATCATCGTCTAGAAATTCACCAGCAAATACTGGTTGGGTATCGTCAACTTCGTAGTCATAAATAAAGCCTTGATCGTCGATTTTTTCTTCGTTAACGAATTTTTTAGAGTTTTGTATTTCTTTAACTGGCTCTGTAAATGTTCTATTTATGGGGGTTAATTCTTTTAATAGATCAACAATATCAGTTGATAAATTAGTTGATAGTTCTTTAATATTTAATTGTTTATCTGGCTTAATATAGAATTTTTTTAAAAATTCAGTAGCAGAAAAAATTACTTCAGTATTTACTTTTTTACCTTTTAATGAGGCAAGTTGATTTTTTTTAGAATCCCAAATATATTCTATTTTATTACCATTATAATCAAAAAGATTACCAATAATAAATTCATCCTTTTTGGATGTTTCTATAAAAGTATCTATTGCAATAAATGTTTCTTTAGGTAAAATTTCTTCGTCTGAGACTATTGCTTGGGATACTATTTTAGTTGTGGAAACTCTGAAAACCATACTATTTTAGTATAGCAGGTTACTTTCTACTAATCAAACGATAATTTGATTTTTCTTCAGTAGAAGCCACATTATCATCCCAGATTACTGAAAATTCATTTTTACCTTCTGAAATAACAGTACCTTGAATTCCTTGAGCAGCAACTCGTCCTTTTACGACTGAATCAGAATCTGTCAAAACAGTACCAATAACGGTAATTTTTGAGGCAGCAACTAACTGGTTATAAGGAGCAGTCTGTTGAGCTGGATTGTCATTATCACGACCATGCTGAGTTCCGTGGGCAATATCCCAGTCAATACGTTCTGCCCAACCATCTCGAAGCTCTTGCTTCGATTGCTCATTACGTTGAAAATCGTTCTGCGATTCATCAACGAAGTCATTAGGAAGAGCCTGATTTGGGGCTACAAAGTCGTTATCTACCTCAGGAGCGTCTGAGAACAAATCAGCGACTTTAATCTTCAATTTAGAGGTTACGGTCATATATTTCCTTTACAATATCTATGGTAAGTTTTAACAAAAATTAGTTATAATTGACTTGCGGTACATCGGGGGTAATATCTGGTGTAGAAGCATTAGTTGGTTCTACCATATGTACTTGAGTTCTTTGCATTTTTTGTACCTTAAGTTTTTTATCAAAATCGTAAGTTTCATCATCTTCTTTTTCAATCGGATTTAGGCTATTAAATTGTCTAGTAGAGATTTTGGGTGGAGTATCATCGTCTGAATCACCAAAGAATGAATTCCAATCAATTTCGCCCATATCCGCTACATTATTTTCCTCAGGAGGAGGAGGCCCAGTTAAACCTGGACGATCTTTCATTTTTTGGCTATTAAATTTTGGTTCTGGCGTATATGGCTTAAATTTCTCTGGGCGTTGGCCATCTTTAATCTGTTTAGCGATATGTTGAACAGCGGGGTTATTAGCCCACATTCCCTGCTCAACTTCTTGTGTACTAAATGGGTTATTAAGCTGATATAGGGGGTTACCTACATAGACAGATTCTTCTGGTCCACCTTCACGAATGTCCTCAGGGAATTTAACCTTTTCTTTAGCCAGAACTGGTTCAGGCTTTAACCCTCGAACACCAGTTTCTTCTTCTGGTAAAGAGGTCGATTCGTCGCGTTCTGATTCAGGTTCTATAGTGTGATTAATAACGTAGTGTTCTCGTTGTATTTTGTTAGGAACACAAGTAGCTCTATCAGCGGGAAGTTCTACTACGTTACCGTAATTTTCTGGTTTCCATTTTGGAATTAATTTTCTGAGACCTCGTTTACCTACACCAGATTCAGCAGGCTGTGTTAGACGTGCGCCGACGGTTTGTAGAGTTGTTTCCCCATTTGCGTTAGTATATTTACCAGTTACTAATCTGGAATTAACTCCGGTAGTAACACCTTCTTTAGGGTTTTCAGCAGGGTTATGATAATCAACAATACACCCAACATCCGGTTCATGCCCTTCACTAGGGTCGTGGTCACATCCTAAACCGCTATGGGTTTCACGCCAATTTTCATCATTTTTAAAATAAGGCATTGGTTCGGTTATACCTAAACGATGTTCTTTAAGTTCAATTACACGTCCATCTTTTAATGGTATTTTTTTACCCTGTCTAAAAGCTTGAGAAGTTAAAGCATTCGCTACTTGAGGGTCCATTCTTTTACCAATAACGCCCTCTAGATTTTTTCTTAATCCTCCCCTAACTTGTCCAAAGATATCCAGATTCTCACTAACTTTGTGAAGATTATCTCTCCAACCCCTATAAGAAGGGCGTAAACCTAGACTATGCTTTTTATCTTTTGCGCTTTTTACATCATCTGAGTCTTTGTCTTCGTATTTAGTTGCTGCTTCTAAATCGCTCATGCCTTTAAACATTTTAGACATGTAAGCACGTTTTTCACTAAGCGATTTTTGTGCCTTTAACATAGACTTAGCATTACTTATTGCCTTAGAAGGGTTTCTTAAGAAAGGACGTAATTTATCTGATTCGTCCATTTGACGAACTGTTATAGGCCCTCCGTGCAAACGTTTTTGCTCTTCAGGACTTAAAGTTCTTTTAGAAGGAGGAATTGCGTCTAATGTTAACCCCTCAGGAGCGAATGAGCCTAAATCAAAGTCTTCAAATTCAGGTTCAGCCTTAGGTTCTTCTTCTTTACCAAAAAAATCATCTGCATTGCTAGCAAAATCACCATTACCAGAAGTAACTGGTTTTGACTCTTCTTCAGCGGCTGTTTTGCTATTAAAATATTTTTTAATTCTTTTAAAGATCTTACTCGCAGTCCTGGAACGATCTGGATCTAACAAATTGGGTCGTGAAGAAAAAGTCATATAGGATGGTTCCCTATCTTCTGGCACTGGTGGTATTGGTGGAGTAATGCTTCCAATTTCCCTAGGAGTTCCATCAAATGTTTTTAAATCTACATCTTTTCTTTCATGGTGATATTTTGATGAGATACTAAGATTCCAAAAAAGTCTTGCTGGGAGTAATCTTTGACCTTCAAAATAATTTTGATCGTAAGCACCTATTTTATCAGTAGCATTTGGGTCATTAGGTTTAGATCGAGTATCTATTTTATCGTGAGGGCACGGTACTTGAAGAATTGGAGTATAAGGGATTACAGTGTTGGTCTTTTTACTACCATTGCAAGTAGGGCAAATAACAGGGTGTTGTGATTCACCATGTTGAACAAACCCAGGTTTGTCAGTTCCTGAACCAACGCACGTAGGGCATTCTTTTATAGGAATATTATGTTTATTGCCTTCACAAGTTGGGCAAGATCTTTCTTCTACTTCATCTTTAGCACCACCATGTACTGGGGTTGTTACTGTACCTTTATTATAACAAGTAGGACAAACATTTGGCTTATAAACACCTGCTCCTTGTCCAACTCCACCGGGTGTTATCGACCCTTTACGACAAGTATTACATTCTGTAAATGTAGGTTGTTCAGACAGAACCTTACCAGTAGTGTTGCACGTTGCACAACCATTAACTTGCGTTTTACGAAATGTGTTAGCTGATGGTTCACCCTCTAAAGAATAAGGGACAACCGCAACGGAACCCTTACCTTCAGTTACTCCACATAGACGGCATGGTCTGTTCTCCTCAGCTAACTTAATTAGTTTTGATTTAGAAGAAAAATAAATTGGCATGTTAATTATTAAAGAGACCGTCTAAGTCTAGATCAAGGTTAGTTGTATTAGGATTAACATTTTTACTATTAGCGAATTGTTCATCCCATTCTTCTTTAAGCTTGCGTTGACGTTCTACCTCTGGATCATCTATACGTTGACGTTCTACTTGTTTGTCGATCCTAGCCTTTTCTTCAGAAAGTTTTTCACCATTATTTGTAAAAGCCCTATGTAATTCAGCCATACCAGTGAGTAACTTCTTTGGTGTTTCCATGTGGTTATGGCATACTGTCGTAAAATAACCCATACTACCAAATGGGTCTACTGCACCGTATTTAGCTTCTAAACTACATTCAGAAGTACCATCAGTCCCAATATGTTCTTTAACAGTGTTACCGTTTTCGTCCATTTGTTTTTTAAAAGTACATTCTTGACGTGGATTATACTCACCAATTTCAGCGAAACCAGATTTAGCCATAATATAATTTAATTATAGTTATTCGTCTGAATCGTCGAAGAAACTACTTAAGTCCATAGTAGATAGGTCCAAATTATCCCTAGTTGGCTTAACGGTCTTAGGACGTCCAACCTGGCGAGGGGTTTCTGACTTGGCATTAAATCTTGCTTGAGCACCCTTCAAAGCGGAATATAATTTTGAAATTTTTCCACCTTTACCTATACTTTTAGCGCTAAATGGTTCAACAGTTTCAATGTGCGAACTAGGGTAATATTGAGTAGTTTCATTAACACCTGATAAAATTTTACCACTATCTGGATCGACAGCAGTAGTATTCGATTTACCAGTCGTATGGCTATCAAGCCGATGGATCATTACTGAATATTCACCAGGTTGTGAAGCACTCATAGATGAATCGCCTTCAGTATTTGGAGCAAACCCTTCACTTCTACCTAAACGAACGTATTGTCCATTTCTATGAGAACTTGCACCAATAACTATCCCTAATTGTCGTTCAGTTCGTGGTTCATTATTACCCCAACTACGCATTGTTGATACAATATCACCTACACGATGAGTTCTACCCCCAATAGTAAATTCATCAAGAGTGGCTGGATGGGGTCCTGTACCACCAGAATCTTGATGAATTGTATTGTGCTCTTGCATAACTCTTGCACTCTGATCTGGGTGCATTAAGAACATTCTACTAGGAGGAATTTCTCCAACTTGTTCTTCGGTTACGTTAGTATAATCATCTGCAGTCTGTCCTGTTTCGCGTATACGATTAATGCGTTGCTGTCTTTCAGCAGCTGAAAGCCCAGAGACATCTTTTTCTTGTTCATCTTCTATATGAGGTACAGCACCAATTCGTGGGGTGCCATCTTCTGATTTTATGCTATATAAACTAGGATTCAATACTTTAGTGAGAATGTGATGTGTAGCGCATCCAGGTTGCATTGAGCCCTCTTCGGCTACTTCTGACGTTAGACCACAACCATCGCCTTCGTGGTGCTCATGTTGACATTTTGGGAATGAGTTATCGCTTTTGTTGAATCCTCGAAAGGTATTACCAGTACATTTATGATAGGTAGTAAATACTCCATTACTCCCTAAAGATTGACGACCTTGTACAATACCCATCATTGAACGAATTTCGGATGGATTAATTGCTTCAGGGTTTGGTTTACGACCTTTAAGACTATTCGAAACACGTTGTTTATCGGGACCATATAGACCATATGGGTCAATCCATACAGCAGAACCTGGCTTTACTTGCTTCATTACTTCTGGATCATCTAGACGACCTAAAGAGCCTCCAATGGCTTGATCCAACAGTCCTAATTTTGTTGCATCTCTTTGAAATGGAGTATAGGGTTTACCAGTTTTTGGGTTATTGCCCTCAAATGGGGAACGTCTCTCCGATTGGCCAGTTGTTTTATTCTTAGATAGAATTGACCATCTATCCCATAATTTTTTACTCTTTTTAGTTTCTGGTAAAACTGGTGAGGCCACCCTTTCGGGTAAGTTAAAATTTACGGGATCGCAAGCATCACAGCTAGCGTGCTTGATCTCCCATTCTTGATAAAGCGCTTTTACTAATTTTGCTTTGCTGTCTGAGACAGAAGCTAACCTACGAGAAGAGGTTGAATCAAGAATATTATCAACTGCTGTAGCTCTTTGATAAAATTCTTCCTCTGAATGAGCAAGAAATAGGAAATCTCCTACTTTTTTGGTAACTTCATATTTAGCATTAACAATATCTTTTGCTGCAGCTTTTGCTTGATAAACCAGTTCGTTATCATCCGTATATTCTAATGACATAGTATATTCTCCAAATAGTAGGTATTATGCCTTTTAAAAAGGCGCTGATCAATTACTAGTTTGATTTCTATTACTATTTAACAGAAGGATCCACCGGCAATAGTATCTTCCCCATAATGATTAGCCACTAGATTTGCACAAACATAGGGTATTTTGTGTTCTTCGTGCCAAGGGGAAGGAAAATATGTAGTAAGTCGTGATACTTGAAACCTACATCGTATTTCTGGAACATATTTGGCATATTCGTGGTTAGTGAAATACCAAAAAGAATTTTCATTATAAAATGATACGTGAGTGGGGTCTTGATATGCTCCTCTACCATCTGTAGAAGGAGTATTGGTTAATAACATTCCACCATGGGCTAGCACTCGGTACATTTCATTAAATAGTCGAATTTTATCTGGTATATGCTCTAAAAAATCTGACGCTCTAATTACACCTACGGTTTGATTTGCTTGCCACGACAAAACATCAAAAATATCACCCTGTAATTGTGCTGGGGAATGATTATCTACAGTCATATAACCTGGTGCTGGATTGTGTGCTCCTCCCAAATCTAGAGCTGCTAATTTATTTCTTTTAGCCCAAGCTAATGCATTGTCATTAATATTATTATCATAAAGTCGAACAGTTTCACTTTGAATAAAACTGTTGGTGTCAACTCTTTTTTGAGTGTTACCTTCATGAACTCTTTGAAAATATAAACATTTGTCAATCAAATAAAATTTTGTTTTTTGATATAAACGATTCATTAAGTCTTGATCGTCTAAGACAGTTAGATTAGCGTCGTAACCACCAACTTCTTCGTAGATACTTTTACGAAATGCTCGAACGTGATTTGGAGCAAACCAAATATAGCTTACATTACTTGGTAATGGTGGCATTGAATTACACTGAAGATAGCAATTACCATCAACTTCAACTTCTTGGTATCTCCAACCCATTGCTTCATTAAAACGGCTATCGCAACGAGAACCATCTTCATTAATTTGTGCAAACTGACTATATACAAAACCAACATCGGGGTTATCATCAAAACAATTAGAAATTTCTAATAATGCATCACTTGCCAATATGTCATCGTGATCTAGTTCTACTAGATATTCACCACGAGCGAATAAACATGCTTCTTTTTTTGCTGCACCAACCCCTTGAATAGTATTGTCACTAAAAATACGAATTCGTGGATCATTTTCACGAGGTTGCCATTTAGCTCCTTGATTTAAAAGAACAACCCATTCCCAATCTGAAAAGGTTTGTGCCAATAATGAATCTAGGGCTTCTTGAAGAAATTTAGGGTCATGACTTGGTGTAAAAACTGTAACTAACGGCATTTCTTATTTTTCTTTCCAAAGTATGGATGCTATAATTATAACAACTGGTATAAAAAACAACACACAATATACAGCAATGTCATTAAATGTTTTCATGAATTAATTATATACGACAAATAATAGATCATTATATCGATCTAAGTTCTCTCGAAGATCCATATTATTTTCTTTCCTATGAAGAATATACTACTTTTTTAACACCAGTATCATTTAATGCTGCTTTACAACGTTCACAAGGTTTCGACAAACCAAAACTGCCGTCTTTTTTAACACGAGCTACGTAGATAGTAGTGCCTTTAGCCTTATCACCTAGTATAGCAAGAAGTCGACGCTCAGCGCAAACACTCGCTTGAGTTTTTATATCGTCATCTTCTAGAACGGTAGGATGATTCCTACCCTTATTACAGGCAGTTCCAATTACTCTGCCACCAGTTACGGCAACTGCTCCTACTTTAAATCTCTCATCTGATATTTTTGCTGTTTTTAATGCCAGCAATAACATTGAAAGATCTTTATTGGATATTCCCTTTAAAAGGGTGTCTCCCTTTTGGTATTGAAGAAATCATAGGTACCATATTTGTTTTCCTTTCACTTTTATATTACTTTTTAATTGGCTCTCGAACTAGGACTCGAACCTAGAACCCAGCGATTAACAGTCGCTTGCTCTGCCAGCGGCTCCCGCTGACAAGGAGGAGGACTAAGTCGATGGCAATATGAGCAGCCCCCGGACTCTTTATCGGACTTGACCTCTTTTGAACGGGCGGTTTCGTCGCTTGATACCGAGGTGTCCTTTCCCCCGGCCCGAAAGGTTTTTAGTTCCTGTAGAGTCAAACAGCGGGCCATTCCACGTCTCGGGGTGTTTGAGTATCCATTGAAAGTACAAGGACTCAGCCAAAAACCACATCAGCGCGGCACACACCAAAACAACGTAGAGCCAGAGATACCACCTCATAGATGCTCTTCGATCCAGTCCGCGATTTCCGAGAAGTTATTACGAAGTCCATCGTTCAAGGTCATGAGAGCCTGCGTTCTTGTTAGCGCTTAGTCTTTGGATTTGACTTTTGCGTAGGCTTAACCGGCTTCTTTGCCAAGTCCTTGGCCTTCTGTAGGGCATTAACATCAGCAGCGTAAACCCCATTATTCGTCTCAACAAATGGTGTTTGTTGTACAGGGTTTGGTGTTGGCGTTACAGGTGTAGGGAGATTCTTAGGTAGTGCTAGGAAAAACACACTTAGCCAAGGGAATCGCTTCTCACCCTCATTAATTAACCAGTGGTAAGCATACGACAACGGAAGGGTGAAAGCTACTACCCATCCTACATCAATCTTAGTCCAAAGATAAATTAGTGTAGAAACTACTGTACCAACTACAGCTGATACTGCAGCCGACCAGTTAGGCTTTGTTGCTACGGTTGTTGATAATGTTGTTGACATTCTTTGTTCTTTCTGTTTAAATGATAAAAACGTTTACTGAATACAGTATAGCAGTACTATTGTACTTCTGTCAAGACCTTCGTAAGATGACTTTTAGAACCAATCTGAGTAGTTGCTCCAATTAGCTCGCCATCGTTAAAAATAAGAAAAGTAGGAACAGATTTTACACCATATTTAGCGGCAATCTCATAACTTTCGTCCACGTCTACTACGCCAAATTGTAGAGTTGGGTTTTCATTAGAAATTTCTTCAATAATTGGCTTAATAGCCTGACATGGACTGCACCATGTTCCAGAAAATTCTGCTATTGTTTTGCCTCTTGACGAAACAAAATTATCAAAATTCTTTTTATTTAATTGAGTAATCATTTTATTTTTCTTTCTTTTTATTTGGTTTTTTGGATTTAACAGGTGAAGGTACATTAAATGCTGCAGCTATGTCAGCAGGAGCAAATAGTTGTGGAGTCCCATTAAAGATTATACCACCAGCCCATAAAGCCATAGCAACTAGACCGGAACAATTAATGGTGTTATCTAGGGTAACACGTAATTTGACCCCCGTAAGAAAATGAAAGCCAATTGAAATATCACTTATCCAGCCGTACTTATCATTTAAGAAACTTTTAGCTGCTTCCACTGCTTGGTAGCGATTAGGGGCACTTAATCTTGTATTAACTACATAATAAGTTAAACCCTTATATTTAGAAATATTATCATTAAAAACTCCACCAGGTAGAGCTTCAATAATACCACCGCTCGTATCGGTAAATATCCCCGCATGTGACCATTTAGAGTATTTACGATTCTCGCCGTGATATCTTATCCATTCACCAAATTCAATTAAATGACCCCATTTAGTGGGACTTTCTAATAGAAAGAAATCTCCAGGTCGAAAAGACGTAGGTTCTTCCCCTGGACCGTAGACGGTGTAATTTGATCTTTTTGAATTAAAGGTAGCCATGGGATAACTATTCCAATTTGTTAGGGTTGTTACTTAGGTTTAAGTATACTCTTAACAGAGTATTTTGTCAAGTAAAACTAGCTAAAAGCCTGCACTGGAAGTACCAGAACCACCCATTTGATCATGGTCAATTAGCATCCCTGGTATTAGTTGAGCACTTTGATTTGGTAGATCATTTGCCCTAGGTCGTCCATTTTTAAGTTCATCGGCTGGATTCAAAAGAGTATCAGGATTATCTTCATCTGGATTCGTATCAAAAGTTTCAACAAATGCTTCATGCCAACTACTAGTTACATAAGTTGGTGCAATTTCTTCAATATTTTCAGGAATGTCTATGCCTAAATCATCATCGTGTTCATGGTTGGGTTTTCCATGAAACTTGAGAACATCTGGATCTTTATGAAGTTTTATATGCGTATCAAGTGGAGATGTTATTATATTTCTGTTTATATCTCTAAAGGTTGTAGTATTACGAATACGTGAAATAGCATCCTCACGACTTTCATTAGAACGTCTCATAATATTTTGTATCATTGATTCGTGATGACTAATGATATGTTCTATTACATCATTATGATTTTCTGGCCAAGGGTGGTTAACACCTTCCATATGCGAATATTTTGATTGAAAAGAACTCGTAATTGGACCCGTTGAGTCTTTGTTTTGATCATCAGTTGGTTCAAAGTCAAGTGGACCACTTAAATTTTTGGTGTGTGGCCAAGGACCATTTACATCATCACCAGTGAACCAAGACCTTAATGTTAGAGGGTTAGCATCTTCACGTTGTTCTGCATAATCACGTTTACCAGTATCAAGTGGATACCTAAGTTCTAACCCTGGAGACTCAACGGATTGCATACGGTTATTATTGCCGTCTATAGGGTTACCAAATTCCGAGTATCCTAATCTAGAATTCCAATTAGCAGTAGTAATATACTTAGGTAAAAATGTTTCTAAATGATCAAGATCTGAAGTTTCTTCACTTAAATCATCATCATGATTATGATTGAGTTTTCCATGATACTTGAGAACGTCTGGATTTTTATGAAGTTGTATATGCACATCAAGTG